AAGGTTCTTGTTGCAAGCCTGCCGGTATTGGTGACTGATTTCATCATCTGGTGTGATACCTTCGTACTTCATGGCTTTATTGGCAGTACTTGGTCCAAACATGCCGTCTTCTGGGATTTTGTTGGTACTTGGTTTTGCAGATGGTGTACTAGGTTTAGCTGCTGAATTAGAACCACTAGTCTTGCCAAACACCGCATCTTTGAAACGTTCCAGCTCACTTGGTTTTGCTACCCATGGAGCCGGGCAGTTCTTGCCAGTTACATCATAATGACGCCAAATCTTGTTTCGAGTGACATTTGGATATTTTGCGATCAGTTCTTTTACAGCTTTAACAGTGTTCTGGAATGTTTTTTCAGTGATATTTCCATTTCTATCTAAGCACATCTCCACGCCAATAGCGCCATAATTAGCATTACCGATTTGTGAATACAAAGGCTTGTAGATAGATCCATCAGAATTGTATCTAACCGTATCGTTTGCATGGTAAGCGACCTCGTCTAATGGAATGATACAAATAGCTTCATTGTCATCTACAAACAAGTGAGCGGAAGCATAAACGCCATTAAGATTATTGAAGTAATCTTTGTGATTGCGAGCGGTACCTCCGTTGTTAGCCGTGTAATGCATGATGATGCCTTTGATTCCGTAGTTCTTGATTCCTGGACGAGAAAACTTATTGATTCTGATATATTCGTATTTGATGAAACTCATTTATACCATCCTTTCTAAATTAAAAAAGAGCAGCCAGTGGCTACTCCTTCTTTTCTGTAAACTCTTGTCCGTCACCGTAATCTGGTTTCGATTTGTTGCCTTTAATAAATCCAGCGCCTAAGTCATAGAATCCGCCTGCTGCCAATCCTGACAAGAATCCTGCCCAACCAAACACAATCAATTGATCTGGTACCATTGTAGCGGCGTATACAATCCCGACCGCAGCTCCTAGCAAAATATTGATTACTGGCAATAACTTGTTGTTTGGGATCATTTGTTTCACTAACCCTGTAACCGCCATAACCACACCTACAATTACTGTTGCCGCTGTTAAAATATGTTCCATGTTAAATTCCACCTTTCAATATTGCATTTTCATTTTTCAACTCTTCGTTCTCGTCTTCTAACTCTTCAACCAGTTTTTGGTAGTAAGCAATTTCCTTCTCATACTTATTTTTGATATCTGAAATTTCTGCTTCGAGTTTATCGACTTTCTTCTCTAACTTATCTACCATCTCCTGATACTTCCTGTAGAGAACATCGGCATTTTCGGTATTAGTCTTTTCAAGATTTGCTTTGTTAGAATATTTAGTTCCTAGATAGGTAATAAACCCACCACCAAGCGCCACAATGATCGTAGTCAAGTTGATGTCTTCCACAGTATCAGTCCTCCTTGATGGCAATCCCCATCGCAAGGAAAGCCATTGCCAAGGATAAAATGCCGATTGTATTTGGTGGTGCAGATAAAACAAAAGACACCCCGAAGAGTGTCCAAAAGAATGTTAGTAGTACTAGCACTGTATGCTTTAATTTCTTGTTATTGATCACAATTCCCAAGACTTTGAGAAATCCCAAGACCATAAATACTGCGCTGATTGCTCGATAATCGAACAGTTCGTCAACCAACTGATATACTCTGTATTCCTGTAAGATTGAGGGATGCAAAAGCAACTGCAAACCGTATAAAACCGACACGATACTGAGAACTAAACTATCCCATTTGAGGATAATTATATTTTTCATATGCCACCTACTTTCCTAAAATAAAAAGCAACCGACTAATAAGCCGATTGCTCCAAACAAAAAACGCACTTAAAAAGTGCGTTAAATGATCAAATATATGACCGTTCCCCAGAAAACACATAACAGCATGAGGAGGATTCTCCATATTTTGTAAGGTTCCAGTTCTTGTTTTTTCATAGAAAGTCCCCCTTTTCGAAAAGAATACTGCTTTATAGTAAAGTTTTATTTTAGCTTTGCATAAGATTCTTTTAAGACGCCTTATCAATTATTTTCCAAAGGTCATCTTCCCTAAAACTTCCTTCTTGCTTCCCTTCGTCAAACAGATCATCTGAAGAATAAAGCAATTCATATTGCTCGCTATCTATCACAAGCACGTTTTCTGAAACAACTTCATCAGAACCATTAAGTGAAGCAATTGTTACTTCCATAGTTTTCGTTTCTGGTCGAATAAGGATTGCAGTGATTTTTTCTTTTGTAATTACTTCTTCCACTAAAACATACTTGTTTCGTTTGATTTTCTTTCCAACGCTTCGCATCAACGATATCCTCTCCAATCTTTTTTGATACTTATATGAATATTTCTTTCCACACGTATGATCCTGCAGCATTTTGCTTACAAATATAGTAACTCGTATCTTTTGAAGTGGTTCTTGCCATTTTGGCAATACATCCCTCGTATTCTAACGAGGCTGTCGGTAATGCTGCCACACCTTTGGATAATTTGAGCAGCTTATCTCCAGTGTTAGAAATAAGCGCCGAAAATTCTGCCAAGCCAAGATTCCCACTAAATACAAACGTATTAGGGTATTTAATGACACAAAGCGCATCCCCAACGAAACTATTTCCATTGATTATTCCAGCTGTGTTAACCCCTTGAGAAACGCCAGTATTCCCTAGATAAAAACTGTATTTAGAAATATTAACGCCCGTATTATTGATCAGATTAACTTTCC